ACGGATCTTCATTGGCGCGCACCCGGCTGTTTCTTTTTGAGGCTTTCAACCCACTGGTCGATGGCTTTGTGGTTATACAGGCACTCGCTGTTTTCCTTTGGGATGCTGTCCGGGGACATGTGGACGTACTCTCTGCCGCAGAGCCAACTTTTTTTTCGGGCCCGCGCGATCGTTCCCGGTCGAAGTCCTGTCATTTTCACAAGCAGGTCTTCTGTCACCCACTCACTGGGCACGATTTGAATAATTTCGCTCATGATCGCTCCTATGACATCGTTTTATAAAGCTGCGGCTGGTCTGGCGTGGCCGCGCGAAGTTCGTATTCGTAATGGATCTGATATGTGCCGCCGTCCCATGCAACATAAACCCGCGGCTTATCGTTTTCCGGCTCCAGCAGGCTTTCTATTCTTCCTCTGAGTCCACCGGTCTTCTTCTGGACTAATGCGCCCACATTAAAAGCAGCCATTGCACACCTTCCGGTTCGTGAAGAAATGAGATGAGAGCGCCCAGCGCCATAAGTGCGGAGATGAGCCAGGTCATGGGGTTTGATTGCATGGTTAACTCCCAAAAAGAAGCCCGGCGCTGGGCCGGGCAAAAGGGATGACGTTGCAGTGCTTTCGCACCCAATAGCCAGCTCATTACTGGCTATCAGTTGCGTCAATCGTCTTCATCTTCGTCCCAGTCCTCGTCGTAATATGGCGAGGCGAGAAGTGGGTTGGTTGCTGAGAGAATCTCTCCGGCGGCGCCCTGCCGCTGAAGTCGACGAAGTGCTTCGTATAGCTCAAAGGCCTCGGTTCGCTCGTCACCTATATCGAGGGCGCATGCAACCTTGTGCGCCTCGGTGACTAGGGTTGATAGCTGGTTTCGGATGTCCTGAATGGTGCTCATAGTTCTCCTCATGCCGCACGCTGGGCGCGGAGCGATTTAATGTGCTCGCTCGTCTCCAGTTCGACGCGTATCTGTGCCGCCTCACGGTGATCGAGATGCTCAAAATCATTGTTGAATCGGTCGATTGAAGCGGTGTTGATCCGGCCCTGTCGCCAGTATCGGACTATCTGTGATGTGCAACTGTGGATGATGACGGGCCAACCGTGCTGGTCAGCGTAAATCTGACCCCGTTGAATGAGTGCAAACATCACGCACCTCGCCGCTTCTTCCTTAGTTCGATAACACCCTGGCAGTCCGCGCACGTCTGGCAGCCGGGAACGGCAGCGCGCCGCGGCTCCGGGATATCCTCGCCGCATTCACTGCAATGCTCAGCTGATACGGCGTTACGGTTCAGTCGGTGAACGGAAAGGGCAGCGTTACGCTGAAGCTCTTCAATCTCTGCTGCTGTGTCGATGATGTCCATGGTCAATACTCCCGGAACTGTCGGTTAATTCTGTTGAAGGTGAACGCCAGCAATAAAAAAGGCCGCTTTAGCGACCCGGGGAATTTTGTTGTCATTGTTCGGCTCCAAACCGCCCGTTAAGGCGGCCAGTTTTGACGACGAACTCCAGGAGGCTAACTCCCAGAGCTTCAATTTTCTTGTGATGCTTGTTGATGATGGGAGGAACCGTTTCGTTCCAGTTAGGCTTTGGCTTCTTGCGCATGGCCTGCTGGATTTCTTCGGTGCAGCGGCGACAGGCTGCGCGGATGGCGTTTTCATTTGCTGGCGTCATGCTGCCTCCCGGCGGGCGAGAAGTTTCGCCCCAAAAGCCATCAGTTCGTCCCGGTCCACAGTTGCGAAGTGGCAGTGTGTACGCGGGTACGGTCGCCAGATGATAAGCATACTGCCTTTGTTATTTCCGCTGACCGGTTTACCGGTGACCGGGTTGATAAATGCCAGTCGCCCGGCGGTGATGAAACGAACCTCGCTGGCGGTCTGGATAGCCTCCTTAAACCAGCCAACCGAAGTGTCAGACGGTACCAGCATGACCGTGCCGATCTGATTGGCGCTCTCGGCAGCGGCCTTCTTAACGAACGGCGTGATATCGCTGTATGGCGGGTTAAGCCAGACGTAGCCGGGAATGCTCAGGTAATCAGCCCAGGGCGTTTCCAGCGTGTTCTGCTCGGCGGTGATGAACTTTCGGCACAGCGCGTTATGCGGCGCAGCGGCGGCATCCAGTTGGAAGCAAAACTCAGCATCAAGGGAAGCGAAGAGAGCTGGTGGAGTGCGCCATAGGTCGCGCTTATCCGCTGGCGTGTTGCTGCCGGTGTAATCGGTCATACATCCTCCCGCTCCGGATCGTTAACATCCCAGCCATTACGCTCAATATTTGTTTTCAGCCGCTTATCTCCGACCTCTTCAATGCTGCGGCCGGTAATCTCCGCGACTTCAGCGTTTGAGTGTCGCCACAGCAGCGCAAGCTCTTCGAGTGACCACGCTTTCATAGCACTGACTCCATTTCGTCGATGTAGAGGCCCTGAGCAATCAGGCGGCTCCGGCGGGCGGCACGCGCTATGCACTCCTGCCGTCTGCCTTTCTGCGATTGCTCTATAGCGCGCCGGGTGAACAGGCGCGATTTACCCTGCGGCGTTACAACCTTCGGCTTCGTGACGAGGTCGAAAGTGCGGTCGCAGATGCCGTCCTCGTTGAGCCATTTTTCCGACTCAACTATCTGCGCTATCTGTCCAGTGCCGCGGGTGATGCCGTTGGCGACCCGGTTAAACTCAATGAGCGTTACGCCAAACTTCTCAGCGATTTCGCTACCGGTTACCGGTCGGCCACGCGTCTGAATCATCCAGATAACGCGCTCACGGAGGCCAGAGAATTGCCCGGTTCGCCCGGGCCTGCGGTAGAAGGGTGTGCGTTTCATTTCCACTGCTCCCCGAACGTGAAGCCGATTTCCGCCAGCGCTTCGTCCATCTTCTCGATGAACTCCGGCACCATTTCGTTGAAGTCGGACATGTATTGCGGATCCCGCTCAACGACGACGTGGTGAATTCCTTCGCGTTTCATGCGCGGGTCGTAGTTGGCAAAGAACCAGGCGTCTTTCCCGGTCACCCACATGCTGTACTGTACCTGGGCCATGTACGCAGACTTGATTGCTTCGAAACCGCCAAGGCGGAATTTCATGAAGTCGCGGGAGGTGAAAGGGCATTTAAGCTCAAGGCCGAACCCGTTACTGCACAGGCCGTCAGGGGAGCACGCGGTGCGCATGCTCTCGTCACGGAACAGGATCGGAGACTCCGTGACTTTCACGTCAGTGGTGAACTCGAAAAGGGTGCGTGCGTCTTCCTCGTACTGCTTGCCCCAGGCCAGCGCCTTGGCGTTAACCTCTGGCGCTACGCCGGTGCATACCTCGGCGAGTAGGGTGTGGAAGTAGGACATTTTCATGTCTGTCCACTTGGTGCCAGATCGAGGCTTGGAAATGACGTTGTGAGCGTCAGAGGCAGTAATAACTCCGAGCCTTAATTTGGCCCATGCTTCATCACCTTGCTCTACGGTGGACACATCTATGCCGGTCCGGGCCTGGATAATTTCTGGTGTCATGCTGCCGCCTTAGCTTTTTTCTGAAGGAAGTTGAACCCTTTCTGTGCCTCTTCTTCAGTGAGGTCTGACGCCTCAAGAATTGGCCGTTTGAAGATGTCACTGCACACCGGGAGGAAGTCTTGCTCCCAGTCTTTATTCAGCGATGTTAAGAGATCGGTGATCGCCTGAAGCGTTTCTTCTGTTGCTGCTGGTGGAAGCGCTTCTGTGGTGCTGCGCGGGGTGACGTCACGGATATCAACGTCCAGCGATTTGCCTTCCATTTCTTCGGCGGTAGGCTGCTGTCCAATCTCAGGCCATGCCTTACGCAACGCCTGGGCTTCCGCGCATTTAGCCAGCTGGCCGTATGGGCGCTTTTTCCACATTGCATTCGGCGAGGTGGTGTCGCGGCCGCCGGTGGCATAGTTTTCAATCCAGTATTCTTTGGCGCTGAACTCGACGATCTCGCCGCTGGGCATGCGCTTGAATACGGTGTATTTGCACCACTGGGGGAAGGTCACCTCGACACCAGTAAGCGTCTGAGTTACGTCGGGCCCGAACTCAGGCTCCCGAGCCCCGGCATAATCGCCGGAACGGTCTGCCTGAATGCGGTAAAGCCCGATGCCCGGCATGACCACGTCGCGCCATTCGCTTTTGCCCGTTCTTGAGTCTTTGACGCTCATCGGAACGAGGTGAACGGGCTTCAGCAATGGATCCAACTGGCGAGCACGGCAGTAATCGAGCGCCATCATTACCGATTCGTCTTTGGCGCCAGGGTAGATACTGTTCTTCAGCGCGCTCCAGGTAGCGACGTCGATGCCTTTTTCCTGCAGCGCGCTTGCCGTGATTGTTAATTCGTTTGCCATCGTTAATCCCCTCAAAATTAAAACGGGCAGCCGGTTCGGTGATCCCAGTCGTATTCCGCCTGGGCGTAAGCAACTGCCGAAATGAAATCGTTGTAGGCCTTACCAGCGTCATCGCTGCGAAGTCCTTCGTATGGGCTGGAGTCAATCGGGACCGTGAAGTGGAATAGGCCGGACGGCTCTTTTGGCATCATGTCGATGATTTGCTGTGCCCGGTCGTCGATCCACTTCTCCTTCTCGTCGGTGAGCTGCTGCTCAACCCAGCGCCGATCTTCGATGCGGTCGTAAGTGAGGTATGCGTTCATGGTTGCCTCAATATTTGATGTGCGCGTCCTGCACTTTGCCGCCAGCGATCGCCAGCAGTGCTTTCTGCGCGAATTCTTCAGGGATGCCCTGAGCGATCAGGTCGGCGATGACGCGACGGTTGACGGTGCGGCGGTGCTCTTTGTCTGCGGCGCGGCGGGCTTCTTCTTCAGCTTTGCGCTGCTCTTCGGCCAGACGGGCGGCTTCTGCCTCTTCCAGGCGGCGGCGCTCGGCGGCAACGGCTTCTTCTTTTTCGCGTCGTGCACGCTCTTCTGCTTCCTGCTTCTCGCGTGCCGCACGCTGTTCAGCCTCAATGCGCTGGCGCTCCGCCAGCTCTGCACGTGCTTTCTCTTCAGCTTCACGGCGTGTCGCTGCCTCCAGCTCAGCCTTGTGCTTCGCTTCGGCATCGCGGCGGGCTTGTTCTGCCGCTTCGCGCTTAATGCGCTCTTCGTGATCACGCTGAGCCTGTTCCGCCTGGCGGCGCTGCTCTTCGCGGTCACGGTCAAAATCCTTATTCATTAGCAAAGCCATTTCGTGGTCCGCTTCGAACTTGGCCGCCAGCTCCTGATCGAACTTTATGTTCATTTCCAGCGCCTCGGCGTGCAGCGCGTTCATGGCTTCTTCAGCCTTAATGCGCTTCTGCTCGGCCTCCCATTCGGTTAGAGGGCGGCGGGTCGCGTCGCGCAGGTCGTCGCAGGCATCAACGAATCGCTTAATTTCGGCCTCAGCGGGGCGCACAGCTTCTTTCAGGCGTTTCAGGTACTCTCGGCCTGGCTTTTCGATTGCAGTCTTACTGCGGGACACCTGCGCCGCCAGAGAGGCGACCCGGTCACGGCCCTTCTTCGTGGACAGGTCCGGCACTTCGTTTACTGCCTGGCGGATTTGCTCGAGATAAGCATCAAGGCCGCCAGCTACGTAAAGCACCGGAGCCTGTTCCGGCTTGATTTCGATGACAGTTAAGTCCGTTACTTCGCTCATGGTTTCTCCTGAAATTTGGATGTGCAGATGCCGCCCGCGTAATGCCAGGCCGATCGGTTGAATAGGGGGTTAGTGCTGCGCGATGGATTTCGCCGGGAACTCGCCGTTGCGGAGGATGCTTTCTACCGGCCAGCACTCAGCAGACACTTTCTGCTCTGAAGCTGCCTGGCTGCACTCCTGCGGGCTGTCGTAGACTCCGAGGATGACGTCCTGATAATCACCGTTGGTCATTGCCACGGTCAGGACGAGTGCGAATAAAGTTTCCATCAGTGAAGAGTCCTCCCGATGGCGACGGCGTAAAGGCGCTTTGCTTCTTCCCAAGCCGGAGCATTGCGATGGAGTACCGCGAACGACGCGAGCCGTTGGGCCTCTCTGATCTGCTGCTGGTTTACCATGATTTCCTCTTGGCCTTATCGCGGCGAACGGAACGGTTAATACAAGACTTCAACGCATTTATTCAGTGTT